CCATCCTGACATTAATAGTCCTCTTCTTCCGAGTCTTCGATTTCTAAACAGTATGTAATTGCTTTGTCTAAATCATCGTCGGCGCCTAGAGCATCTTTTAAATCATCATCTTCTGCTCCATGATCCACCAGTAAGTCTACAAATTTTTCTGCAATAACATCCATTGGTTGTTTTCTATCTATGTACTCTTTAAAAAATGTCCATAGTTCAACAACTTGACTTCCAGATAACATCTTACTCCTCTTCTTTTACAGTTTCTTTGTCTTCTTCAGGTACTAAATTACTGAAATCTTTCATTATATTATCTAACAGTTCTCCACCTGATTCCCAAACTCTTCTATATTCTTTGACTTCAGTTCCTTTTGAGTCAACATATTTAAGTCTGTTACCGTCTTTCGTTAAGATGCCTTTTTTCTCAAACAAGTCTACAAGTCCACTGTAAGGGTTCATTCCTGTTTCATATGGAATTTTAACTTGTACTCCTTCAAAAGGTTTAGCATATCTTGTTTTCATAACTTTACAAGCCGCTCTTATACCTTTTACATCAGTTGTCTTATTACCTTCTTCATCTTCTTTTAATTTTAATTTACGCATTGCAACCACAATTGAACTTGCATAGATAAATCCTTGTCCGCCTGATATCTTATCATCTGGATCGAACATATCTTGTGATGCATATGTGTGGTTTGTTGCAACAAGTCCTACGTTATGACTACCAAACATATTGACTGTATTTCTAACAAGTGCCGTAAGTGCCTTAGGTTTTCTACCCATGTCACCTTTCATGTCACCTTTTGTAAATTGATCAACATCTGTTGGAGTTAATAACATACCTAAAGAATCAATAACAAATAATACTTTTGGTCTTTCTTCTTCTGGCATAGCCTTATAGTCTTGCATGAAAGTTGATACTGTTTTAGCAACATCATCTATCATCGACATATTAAGTTTTAATAATTTTTTCTCATCTGTGTCAACATCTAATGCTGTTAACCATTGTTCGTCTAATGCGTTTTCTGAATCGATTAGTACAACAAATATACCTTGATCCTGTGCGGCTTTTACAATGTTTCCTGCACAAATATAAGATTTACCAGAACCAGACTCACCTGCAAACACAGTTACTTTGCCTAGTGGTATACCTTTGTTGAAATCTCCACTTACTAGATAGTTAAGTGCATAATTTCCTGTTGAAATCCAATCAGTTGGATCATGAAATCCAGCACTCATACCTGTAATGGATTTTGTTAAACTTTTTCTAAATTTGCTTACGTCAAATGCCTTTACCATAATATTTTCCCTTTAAGTTATGTGGGGAGTTGCCTCCCCACAGTATACTTCTTTATTTTTGTTGTCTCGCTCTTATCATTGCCAAGATGTCCTCTGCTTTACTACCTGATTTATTATCATCTGTAGCAGGCTTTGGTGCTTCTTGAGTTTTAGTTTCAGCAACTGGTTCCGCTTTTACCGCCGGAGCAGGTGTTTCTGCTTTTGGAGTAACTGGATCTCCTGTTCTTGAACTAGCACCTGCCGGTCTAAAGTATTGACCAAACTTTTCTTGATCATATGCTTCACCGTCAACTGATGCCTCAAACATCTCTTTCATTACCTTAACTTCTACTTCAGAAGGTTTTTTAGGAAGGAAACCATTTAAGTCAAATAGACCATTGGATTCAATCGCTTTATTTTCTTCTTCAGTTAAAGGTCTTGATTTTCTTGACCATGTTGATGTTGAATAATCAGCATAACCACCTTTTGATGTTTTGATTATTCTGAAGTCAACACCGTTTGTTGAGTCTGTTGGAAGATCTTCCATATCTGGATCCATTAATGCTCCTTTAATTATTTGGAATATTTGTGGACCAATTATAAATCTTCTAATTGGATTCTCTGGAGTGTTTTCTTCGTTTAGTGGATCATCTTTCACAAAACCTTGGAAGATATAACTTCTTTTCTTCCAATATTTTCTTCCCATGTCCTCTAACTTAGGATCCTTAAACCAACCTCTTACTTCAGAAAGTATTGGACAAGTTTCACCATACATTTCCATACATGGTACTTGTACTGTTGTTGGTCTTGAATCAGTATCACCTTTTACTCCTGCGAAAGGAAGTTTGATCATCAATCTCTCTTTCCAGAAAAAAGTGTTTTCTTTATCGCCATCTGGCAAGAAACGAACAGTTGCCTGTTCTCCTTCTTTTAGATTCCAAAATGGGTAAATGGCGTTGTCTCCGCCGGTTCTTGAAGAGCCACCTGACTTTGTTTCTTGTTCTTTCAGTTTTGCTCTTATCTCTGCTAATGTTGCCATAATGTTTAGCCTCCTATATTGCCTGTTATTATTATGTGCCTGTTAATGTTATTAGTATAGCACAAGACAAACATATTGTCAAATATATACTAATATTACTATTTAGTCAATCGGAAATGGTAAAGTTTATTACTGGATGCCTGCCAATTTTTTAATTCTGCTCATTTTAGGATCTTTGTCAGACATTAATTTAGCAATGGCTTCTTGTGCTGTTTTGATTTGAGCGTCACCGAATTTCTTTTCTACTGCTGTGATAACTGCTGTCTCACCTTTTGGAAATTGGTTGTTTGTGTAGTCATAGAAACTTTTTACAAACTCTTCTACTTCTGTAGATTTATCTGCAACAACATCATTTGATGTGTTGTCTTCTGTTTCACCTTGGTCTCTTGCTAATTTGTATGCGTGTTGAGCCTTTTCATCATCACTGTGATCAACTTTTCCTTTTCTTAATGCATCAAAATTTTTGTGCAAGTATTCCATTGCCGCTTTTGCATCACCAAATTTTTTAACTGAATCACCGTCTTTGTTAAGCACATCAAACACTGTCTTACCATCGTCACCTTTGTACATTGACACATAAGGTTTGATGTCTTCAAATGTTATTGCTTCATCTTCTTTAGGCTCATTATCCATGTCACCTGTATCTAATCTTGTTGCAACTTGTGGATCTCTTTTCATTACATAATCCATTATCATTGGACGTAAACAAGCATCGCTGTTTTCTTTACTTGCATTTCTTATAGAGTCGTTAAATTCTTCATCATCTATTATACCTGCTAGACTTTCAATTCCGTTTGTGCCATTAACACCTACTGGAAAATGTTTTGTCATTAATGCATTTAATTTTTTGATTGCTTGATCTTTTTCTTCAGGATCATTTGAAAATAATTCATTGTCTTCAGCAACAATAGATTCCATTGCATCTTCGAATTCATTGAATGAATCTGCTGTGTTTAAAGTTTCTATCATTCCGCCTAAAACTTTTTCTACTGCATCTCTTGGTGCATCTGTATGAATTACAATTCCTTGATAACGCATTTCGTTTGGTTGTACGTCTGCTTCAATACCTGCTTTGTTTAATAATTCTTTAACATCCATTGCATCTTTATCAGTTACTGCTTTTTCAGGTTCATAATCACCTGCTAAATCATATTCATATTTTCTAGGTTCAGTTCCACCTTGATAACCATGTGCTTCAAAGGATTCTGGATCTAGTGACTGTATTGCAGTTTTTTCTGAAACTAATTTGTATATGTATGGAAATACATCTTGTAATTCTTCTTTAAATGTTTTGATTGTTAATTCGTCTATCCAATTCTTTTTAATGTCTTCTGGAACTTCTTCTAATGTTGACTCTTGGAAATTTTCAAATGTTTCCTTGTATGCAGTTGCTCTTTGTAATTTTTGACATTCAGTTTTAATTGTTTCAATTCTTTCATCTACAATAGATTGATATTCTTTTAAACCTTCTGCCATTACGTTAGATCTGTTTATGTAAGTTTTAAATGATCTTAATTTGCTTAATTCTTCTGACAAGCCAATTATGTGTTTTCCAAATGAATCAAATGGATTACCACCTTCTGACACGTGACGTGCCATTGCTCTTGCACCATTTAAATGTTTAATTGGATATTTGAATCTTTCACCTGCATTTGATTCAATAAAGATAGATTCTATTTTGTGAGATCTGCCACCTGCAACTGTTTGGTCCACTGGTGCTGAATGCTTAATAACTAAACGTGCTTCACCTACAGATTGAAAACTTGTTTTTGTTGTTCCGTATAAATTTGATTCACTCACTTGTTCTACCTCTTTTTCTTTTCCTAAAAATTCGTAATCTCTTTTTTCAAGATTGCTTTTTGTGATATCTCTTGTATCAAACCCAAGCACTCTTGCTTTTGCAAATTGGCCCATTTCTTTTAAAAAACCGTACCAAGCATTTTTTCCTGCCTCGTCTGTGCCTTCTGTGAAGTCTTTGTTATGTAATACTACAAGACCTTCATCTTCACTTATACTAATACTTACCTTTCCAAGGGTGTTTCCACCATGGTTAAAATCGAAGTCAAAAAACCTTGCTTCCTCAGGTTTTTTAGTAATTGTGCCCTGAGAATCACCTAACTGTACCGAAGGAAATTGTCCTCTGATCTTGTTAAAAAGGTCTTTTGCTATAATACTAAGGTTCATATAAGGTATTTATCTGTTAATGGCTCACAAAGATAGGCATTGGCATTACCTTATCAGCGGTGTCTTCGTCTGCTTGACTGAATGATGTGTACACTTTAGGATCCCAATCCTTTAATACAGCAATTATACGCATTGCCAACAGCATAGCACTCACTAGATCATCATGTTCTCCTGACTTGGCTTTGTAAGATGAACCTGATGCCACGAATGCTTTCAATTCACTGATAAGTGGTTTGCTGTATATTTTTAACTTGCCTTTTTCAATCATGTTTTTCAATCTTGAACAGGCACTTATTTTTGTTTTGTGTGTGGTATTGAATCCTTTTCTAAACTTTCTAATATGACCTTTTCTGATAGGTTCACTCACAAACATACCTGGTATTTGGTCTTCACCAAAGTCATTTATTACTAATAGTGCTGACTCTCCGATAGTGTTGTTCTCAACACTCCAATAAATGTTTGAACCGGAACTTTGTGTTTCATCTTTTATATGATTACAGATGTCTTTAAGTATTCTCACTTGTTGTGGCACAGGTGTTGTGTTATGTTTCCATTCAGCAACTTGTTCAAAAGTAGGCAATTCTAAAACTTCTATCGCGGCATTGTCGCCACCAGTACCCATAGCAGGATCTAGTGCCACCACATAAGTTTTTTGTGGATCCATTTTTTTATACCATCTTGTTTGTCCCATGTTAAGTTTAGGTTCTATACCTTCTAAAGTTGAAAGTACCATACTGTTTACAAGTGTTTCGTCAAAGACTAAAAATTCACAACCATATTCACGTCTGAATCTTTCTTCGCCTATACGACCAAGTTCTTGTTTTTTCCATTCTTCATCTCTATCAGGATGTTCGTCCCAACTTGCTGTGAATCCGTGAAATCCATTTATACCTAATTCTTGTTCATTGCCATGTTCATCAAATTTGTTTTGACTTTCTCTCCATATAGTTGCAAATACATCTTCATCACTGTTAGGTGTTGAAGTAATAATTGCTCTACCACCTGTTGCAAGTGTTGGTGAAATTGAAGTCCAAAACTCCTGTGCTATTCCTGGATTTACAAACGCAAACTCATCACAGTACAATAAAGATATTGACATACCTCTACCTGTGTTTCCAGTTGTTGTTGCACTAACAATACGTGAGCCGTTTTCAAATTCCATTGAACCTTTGTTATAATTGATTACACCTGCTCGTACAAAGTCAGGACAAAGTTCATAACCGTATCTTATACGTTGCATAATCTCTTGAGCACCTGTATATTTGTGTGCCGCAATAAGAATTGTTTGATCTGGATGAAACATTGCATACCATAAAAGATAACAAGCCGCAGTTGTTGTCTTACCACTTTGTCTTGGTAACATATTAATATTAAATCTATGATCGTGATAACTGTGCAGTAGCCTTTGTTGATATTCAAAAGGTTCAAACAAACATTTACCTTTTACAGGGTGTTGTATAAAAAAATATTTCTTCGCAAAATATTCAAATCCAGTTTTAGGATGTGAACAAGAGGCAAGATCCGCTATTTGCTCTTCTGTAAATCTTTCACGTTGGTGTGCTTTTTTGGTTAATACACCGTCTAAACTTTTATTACTCATATATTATACTTATCTTGCTTTTTAAAGCATTTCAAAAATTTCATTATCTATCTTAGCATTGAAAGATATCGATCTTCTTTCTTCAGATGTATTTTTAAATGGATATACAGTGTGCATCAAATAGTGTGGGAAAAAATAAAAATAGCCAACTTCAGGTTGAATTGGAAATACTGATTCAGACAAAAATGATTTTTGACCATGCACTAGGTTTAATGTACCGCCGAAATAATCTTTTTCTTCCTTCTCTTTTCTTTGCACGTGTGTACCAAAAGTTGATGGTAATTTTAAAAAACCTGCTCCTGATATATGTCCTGTATGATAATGTATTGGATTGTATTCATTTTCAAATTGTCTTACAATCCATGAATCTATGAGAGCAAAATTTTTTATTTTCTTTCCTGTGACATTTTGTATCCAATTTGATGTACAGTTTCCTAAAAATCCTAGCCAACCTACTTGCTTCATGAAATCTTCTTCTAGTTTAAATTCCTGTGTTACATCACCTATAAGTTGATTACCATGATTTAATGTATTTGCTTTTGTTTCATCTTCGATAGTATTGTCTACATATTGATTAAGATCATCAACAATTTGTTTTGGTATCTTAACTTTAAATATTGATGGCCCAAAAGGTTTAATTATTTCTGCAGTGACTTCAGTCATATATTGTACTTATAGGGTAAAAGGGTGGTGTAAATTATTTTTGATTATGCGTTCTTCTTTGCCATTTTATTAATGGTAGCATACATTACAGCATCGCCTTCTTTGCCATAACGTTTCTTAAAGTCTTTTTTCAGACCTTTTTTATCAAACTTTTTTTTGTAAAAGTCTGCTTTTTTCTTTTCTGGTTTGGTAAGTTTACGTTCTAGTCTTTTTTTTTGAAGTCTTGGTAGGCTTTTGCTAACTCTTCTTTAATTGAAGGAGTAATATCTTCTTGCTCTACTGCCATTGGATTGTCACCAGGGTATTCTTTTTTGTACATTTTTTTAGGACCGTTTACACCGCCTGACAAATCTTTTGTCATGTACCTTGTATCTTTGTATGTAACGTTTGGAGTTGTTGTTCCTTTACCTGGAACTTCTTCAGTTGCTGGTACTTCTTCTGCTTCTGGCTTTGGACCTTCAACTGGTGCTGGAGGAGTAACTCCTGCATTTTTAAAAATCTGTGCAATAGCATTCATATCTTCCGGAGTGTCACCGTATAACATAACTTGCGATGCTTCTTTAACGTGTATTCTTTTCACGTCTTCTTTCATCTGCTCTTTGTTTTGAATACTATCTACTTTTCTTAAAAAATCTCTAATGTCCATATAATTATTTACCTTTCGCCTTGCCAGATATAGGTGATGTTTTATTACCATCATCTACTTTAGATGTTGCACCGCCATCTTTTGGTGCTTTAATTTCTCCTATTGCATCTGGAGCCGATCTTTCTTTTCTCTCTTTTTCAAGTTCTTTAAGTAAATCCATTACTCTATTGTTACCACCACTTTTTTGTTCGTCTTTACTATCTTCGTATGGTGAATTCAATTTTGATTCATATGGAGCATCTGATTTTTCTTCTTGGTATTCTTCTTGTGGTTCATTTGGATTTCTTACAATTAAATGACTTTCTTCAATATTACAAGAATGTTTAATGTATTGTTGTAATCCGTATGCTGTTGTTGGGTATCCCAATTCAACATCAAAATATGTAACTTCTTGGTTTTCTAAAGCAGGAAAATCTAATGGTCTTTTCATTATAGGCGTTTTTTTACCAGAACTCATTTTTTCAACTACAAATTTTTGTAGTGCAGTTTCTAGTTGTGCAACGTCAATGTCTTTAGGAGCACCAACAATACCTATTTTAAATGGGTATGTTTTTTTGCTTTCAGTTAATATTTCTTGTAATCTACTTGTCATCTTTGTCATTGTTCCCGTCTTTGTTATATTTATCCAGTTTTTTAAGTTTCTCGATTAAACTATTACGGTCTGAAACCACATATCCTTCTCCTGATATTACATTAGAGTCCGCATCGCCCGATTTCTGGTCTTGTTTCTGCTTTTTTAGTTGTAATTCAACCATTTTAAGTTTCTTATCCAATTTCGCAGTTTTAGCCTCTAGATTAGTCTTTAACATTTGCCCTGCAACCTCAAATATACGTGCAGAGTATCTGCTTTCAACATTCATACCTAAGTCCATTAAATCCTCGTATGCAGTGCTGGCTCTATTTGAAATATCATCTAATTCTGTATCGCCCATTTCACCCAGTCCGTCTACCTTAGGCAGTGCCGCCGCAATCTTATCAAACTCTGCAATATCACGCATTGTTTCTTTTTGTGCTTGTATAGATTTGGCTTTTTGTTCTTGCTGTTTGTCTTGTGCTTCTGACTTTGCTTGTTCTTCTTGCACTATTTCCTGAGATTCAGGCAAATTTAATAGTTCTTCTAATTTTTTTGTCATAACTGTGATGGAAATATTTATTGGTTGTTACCAAACGTATATGCCAAGATAGGCTGATATACCAATTACTATTATCCAAAAAACAAGTTTGTCCATTATTTTAATATAATCGCTTTGATCGACTTCTCGCCCATGTATATCTCTGTTTCGGCATCGCCTTTCCAACATTGATATTTTACACTGGCACTGTATTGTCTCTCGGCTTGTCTTTTACCTCTAAGGCATTTTGCCATGTTGTCCTGAATACGGTGTTCTTTAATCTCACCATTCACAAACATTAATAAGGCTACAACTGATTCTATCATATCGTTTCGTTCCTTTCACAACCCACTTCTAAATGTTCAACAATCAAAAAACCTTCTTCATCTGTTAACTGTTCTCTTGTTGTTGCTTCTTTAACAACAGCCGCCGCTAAACATTCTTGTTTTGTTTCAAATGTTCTTGGCGGGTCTTCGTACATTGTTTTACAATCTAATACTGTTGCAAAACAGATGATTGCAAACATCTTAAACATTAATGACCGTTACCGTTCTTGTAAACAATTTCTCTGTCAGCATCTTTTAACTTTTCAATATTTTCTTGAGCCTTCTCTAATTGTTTTGTTAAGAACTCAATATTAATTTTGTTGTTAGCCATGTCATCTAGATGCTGTTGCATTCTGTCCACTGATTTATAAAGATCCTCAATCAACATGAATTGTTCAATATCCTGTGAACTTTGACCTAATTCGCCTCTAGGATATTTTATTCTAAACTCTGTATTTTGTTTAACTTCGTTGTGTAGCCTTTCATCTTCAGCAGTAACGTCTTTTTCTATCAAAACTGTTTGCGTTTCTAACTTGTTCAGTCTTTCAATAACGCCAAAGTATGCCCATACTCCTACTGCCACTGCTGACACAATGGCAATCAAGTTTTTCATTGGCATACTGATTGCCGTTTGATCGCTTATATCTAGTCTTTTCATAATATACGTATTTATCTATACGCCACTGTATCTGACTTGAACATTTTGGTCTGGTAGCCAAGACTCTCTAAAAAGTGCTTACAATCGCTGGCTTCATTGCGTTTGTTTTCAAACATCACTGTGGGCATACACCTTTTTAACGTATTTTCTGCACCTTTGCATACCTGTAATTCAAAGTGTTCAACATCTATCTTTACAAAGTCAATATTTGTAAAATTGTAACTGTCTAAAGTTTTAATATTAACAGCAAAAGTTTTTACACCTTTTCCATACCTAGTTATACTGCCATGAGCGGCAAGATTTAAGCCATTATCGGGTAAAACTAGATTGCGTGTTTCTGTTTGATCACCTAGACCAACATTGTATTTTTCTATAGATTCTGGAATTAATTTAAAAACTTCTGGATTAGGTTCAAAAGCAATAATTTTTTCAAAATTATCAATGAAAGGTTTTGCTGTATCTCCGTCCAATGCACCTATGTCTATGTATGTTCTGAAATTTTTAATATAAGGCCAGGCCCATTCACGAATCTTTTTGGCACTCATTACCTTCTTTTGCCTTGATGAAACAAATCTTTTTCGTTTACAATTCTAAAACGTAAGCCTTTGTTTTTACACCATGCTTGAGCACTTTGCCACTTTGCTTTGTTTACAATTAATTGACCTTGATTCATTCTACTTTTTGCTTTTTCCATTAGCGTCTGATTTTCAGGCTTTATTTCAATTACTTCTGCGTGTGGCTTTCCGTTTTTATCAACGTATGCAATAAAAAAATCTGGAACGTAAATTGTGTATTGTCCTGTAAAAGGATGTCTATAAGGAATCTTAATAGATTCACTGGCCCATTTGCTTATGCTAGGACTTTCATCACAAAATTTCATGAATGCAAACTCCCAACTGCT